ATGCCCAACAAAGACATTCACGTGGTGCCAGCCGGGACCGAATGGGCCGTGGTGATACCTGGTGAAGACGAGCGCACCATGTTCGCCACCCAGGAAGAGGCGATCGCTGACGCCACTGAGCGCGCCCGGCGTAACAAGGTCGAACTGCTCATTCACGGCCGCGACGGTCAGATCCGTGAGCGAAATTCCTTCGGCCATGATCCGCGCAACATCAAGGGCTAAACGCCATGCCGCGCGGCACCCCCGCGCCGACTCTGGATCAGCTATCTCCCATGCTGCTGGTCGAGCGCAAGGCCATACCGCGCGAGGCCGGCTGGCTCTACGAGATCAAGTTCGATGGGTACCGCGTCTTGGCCAGTACCGGGTCCACGGCCCGGCTGAAGAGCCGCGGCGGGATTGACGCAACGAGCTGGTTTCCCGAGGTTGCGGCCGCCGTCGCCGACATGCCGGGCGGCACAATCCTGGACGGCGAGGTCTGCGTGTTGGACGAGATGGGCCGCAGCGATTTCGACCGCTTGCACGCCCGGGCGCGGCGCAAGCGCTGGTATGAGGGCGCCGACCTGGTCGTCTACTGCGTGTTCGACGTGCTGGTCGACAAGGGAAAGGACGTGCGTGCGGCGACGCTGGAGAAGCGAAAGGCGTCGCTGGCCCGGCTGCTGCGGACACATTCAGACCGCGTGCTACACGTAACGGGCGTGGATGATGGTCGCTGGCTATATCAGTCGGCGATCGACCTGCAGCTGGAGGGCGTGGTGGGCAAGCGCCATGGCTCGCCATACCAGGATGGTGTCCGTTCTTCAGACTGGATCAAGGTCAAGCGTCCCGGCGCCGTGCCGCCAGAGCGGTTCAAGCGGTGACGACCTCAAGCCACATCTGGTTCACAGGAAGACGCCAACAGGTCTCTTTGACGGTAGAGGCAGCTCACGGACAATTCGAAAGCAAGGAGGACGCGTTCTTCGCAAGAGCAGTCCAGGCCAGCCGCATGACGTTGCGCTATATGGATACGGAGAGTTCCTACCTGCCTGAGCGCGTTTTCAATACGACGCTCGGTCAACATGATGTGGCTGTCACGGCGTATTGATTTTGGATTCACTTTTTCGCCCAGTCGAAACCCTGTCGAGTCAAATAATAGGCGAAGTCCAGATCGGACACCCATTCGGGCGATGCGCGGTCTTTCTACACATGCCATTCTCTGCCCTGCCGGGAAACCGGCGACTACTTCCTAAATCGTTGAGCCACGGCCCTAAGGTCCGTGGCTTTTTTCTTTGGTCCTACCTTCGTAGGGTATTCCTGAGCATCACAAGGCGCCTTTGAATGTGTCATTTTTAGTACACTGCCGCGCGAAGCAGATACAAAAATGACAAAAAGATGTCGACCACACAAAAATTAGATTCGGTACAGGCGCTGCGCGGGATCGCAGCGATGTCTGTTTTCATATTTCACATGCGTTTCCAGTTCCCGACCGGGGTCCCGGACATCGACGAGTCGGTGTGGAATGTGGTGATGAAGGGATTTTTGGGCGTGGATATCTTCTTCGTGATCAGCGGCTTCATCCTCGCCTGGGTGGGCGTGCTGTCCCGAAGCAACGGACCTGTGTCACCGATCGAGTTTGGCATCAAGCGTGCGTTCCGCGTAGTACCAGCCTTCTGGGCAAGCATGGCGGTCATCGCATATGTCCTCGGCCGCAGCGCAACAGACAGCGACCTGCTGAAAATGCTGGCCTTTTATCCGCTTGGCAACCTTCCGGCCCCTTTCTACTCGGAAATGCTGAACGAGGTAGGTTGGACGCTTAATTACGAGATGGCGTTCTATGCGATCTTTTGTGCCTGCCTGGTGTTTGGGCGATTCGCGCTGGCAGCCGTATCTATCGCGCTGGCTGGCCTCGTGCTGCTGGCCCCACTGGCGTACGGCCTTGTGCCCTCGATTAATCCGAACGTCAGCGTGATCCCCTTCAACAATCTGTATGCTCGGCTCGCGACGAACCCGCTGATGCTCGAATTTCTGGTGGGGATAGGGTGTGCGTGGGTCTATGCCAAATACCGAGACAGGGTTTCCGGTGGTTTCTCGCTCGGGCTGATGGGGATAGGCGCCTTCTTCCTCGGGCTAGCATACGTGACCAGTGACCAGAAGCTGTCACTGCTGTCGGCGGCCCTGCCGACCGGTGTACTGCTGGTGGGCGCTCTGTTCGCCGAGCACCATGGCCGGCTGAGAATTCCGCGCGTGGCGATCTGGCTGGGTGACATTTCCTTCGCGCTGTACCTCACGCATTGGACGCTGGAGCGCGTCGCCGTCAAGTACTTCCCTCACCCGCTTGGCATTGCCGGTGAATGGGGACGTATGCTGGTATTAACCGCTGCGGGCCTGGTCATTGCGCATTTCTGGAAGCGGTACATCGAAGATCCGACCGCCGCATGGGGAACTTCGCTCGCCAAGGTACTCAGGCGCCGCCGGGCAAGCACGCCGGCAATGGACGTCGATACGCCCACCCCTGGCCCTGCACTCAAGGTCTAAGGCTCAGCGTGTCATAGCTGCGTTCGCAGGCAAGGCCTGCGACGCGGGCGGCGTCAAGGTCTTCAGCCAAGCTTCCCGCTCGCTCGTCAGCGCGCCTGAACAACTCGGCGAGCAGGGTGTCCGGAGGGCTGGCTGGCGCGCTTGGGCTGGCAGAGGCGGAATTCGAGCCGGCTCGACTGGCGGCAAGTAGTTCGGCAACTCGCACGCGCAGCCGCTCAGCAGCGTCGCCAGCAGCACGAGCATCCCTGCGGGTTTTGTCCAGATCCTTCGTTGCGGCATTTGCAATCTCCGTTTGTGCCGTAGTGCGGCGTTGTTCCTCGGCTCTAGCCCGGTCAGCGGCCTTCACCTGATCGACTGCAGCAGAGAGCGCCACCTTTGTGCGCTCTGTAGCGTAGATCGCCTCGTCGTGGGCCGACTGCTGCCACCGACCGCCCATGTAGGCAAGCACCAGGCCAAGAAGCGCGCCCAACCAGACACGTGGATCAAGAAGGCTCATGGGAGCTCCAGTAATGACGCAGCTCAAGCCGCCAGACGCCCCACAACACCCCCATGGCGACTGCAATATTCAGCGCCACCTCGGGGTCGCTATGGCACGCCCAAGGTGACACCATGTTCCCGAAGGCCGCGAAATTGACAAGCAAGAGGATCAGCGCGCCGCCGGTGCGATTCGGTACTTTCTGCGTGAGCACGGCCCAGATTGAGCCGGCGAAGATGATGGCGTTCGCCACCAGGTTGATGGTCTGCATCTCAGCTCCCAGTGAGGTGGCGCCGGAAAGCTGTCATCCATTCGGGGATCTGTTGCATCCCGTTGTTGATGATGGCCAACCCGAACACCGCGGAGGCGGCCACCGCAAGCATGTGGGTATAGCTGCCTGGGACCAGGCTGAATCTCTCCACCGCCGCGCCGCCAACCAGGCAGCCGACGCCCATACTCCCCAGAAAGGAGACGCCACGCTGCCACCAGTTCCCCGGAATGAACTTCAATGCGATGGCCGAGCCGAACACCGCGGCTCCGCTGACCTTCGCTACTACGATCGCTTCTTCATTCATCATCAGACCCCGTTGTCTACCCCGCCGTGCAGCAGGTATTGAGCCCTAAGGGCTTCGAACTTTTGCTCGTGCTGGCCATATCCGGCGCCTGGCAGGCTGGCCCAGATCCTTCGACATTTGGAGATGGCGGTTGCAAGGCGGCCTGCCTCGACGTCCGGGATAGCGCCACATTCTCGGATCTGCTGGACGGCGATGGCGTCCTGCGCGGCCGGCCCGAAGTCAGTCAGCCGAAGCTGCCGTTTGTATGGGTCGTACCAGCGTGAGAGCAGTTGGTAGCGCCCCGCCGCGGTACTCCAGTCGCTGATACGCGGGATGTAGACGCGTTGGCGTGGGTGGTCAGCGTAGCTCGTGAATTGGCCACCCCCTACGATCACGTCATACCCATGATCTAGCGTGCGCTGCACTCCGTTATCGGTGCCTTCGCTGAATGCGAGCATGTCGAGGAAGCCGGCCATGTTTTGGCCGCCTGGTAGCTTTTCTGGCTCTGTGAACGGCATAGCAATCCCAAAGAAAAATGCCCGCTCGTGGCGGGCAATGAGATGGATAACGCGAGTAGCCGTTATGCAGGCGCGACCGGCCACGCTGGCGATGCCAGCGTAAGGTCGAGTCGGTTCACCGCGACCCGATACTGTTTCCAGGCGAGCAGCTGAGCACGCTCTTCGTCGGTGGCCACGTCAAGGTCGACCGCATCCTGTAGCGGTGCGATTCGAGTGCCTGCCATTGTCAGTTGCACATCGCGATACGCCCTGTTGGTGGCCAAAATTTCCACTGGGCTTCGCGCTGGCGGGACGTACGGCGCAAAAACGCCATCAGAGTACGTGTCGCCCACGTTGACGCTCGCCACAGTCGTAACGTCCACGAGGGTAGCGACCACGTCCGGAGTAAATCGCTTTGCGATGGGAACCTCATCTCCAGCCTTGAATGTCGGCCAGCCATCAGGGGGATTCTCAGGATCAGGAGCTGGCGCCGAATCCACGTCGTACGCCATCGGCAAAATGATCTCAGCGACGCGCCCGGCGTCGATTCGAGCGAATGTCTTCATGTCTGTCCCTTATGCGTATTCGTAAACAATCACCACACCGTCGCCGCCCTTACCCCCTGCCTGAGCTGCCGCGCTGATACCAGTACAGGCACCACCAGCACCGCCGCCATATGAGGTCGCGCTTTGGCCCGCCCCAGTAGCGTTCACTGCCGTCGCCCCAGGGCCAAATGGTGTATCACCTCCTACCCCGGAAATGAAGTCACCAAGGCCGATCGTGTAGCCGTTGCCACCATCCTTGCCTCGGCTGCGAACGATGTTTCCATTGGCCGGCTGCGACGCCCCGCCACCGGGAAGCGAAATGCTGGGAGGCGCAAAGGCCCCACGCCCGTTACTTCCGAAGCCACCATTGCAAGACAGGAGTGCCCCGAATGAAGTTGTACCTCCAGTTCCACCAGTACCTGCCACTGCCGCGCCAGCAGAACCGCCTACGCCTACAGTCACCGCCACACCGGAAAACCCAGAGGTGATCCTCGATCGGATATAAGCGCCTGCACCACCACCACCCGTCACGGAAATCGTGCCCGAACCGGTGGCACTCGTCCCACCGCTACCCCCGCCACCCCCGACCTGCTCGACGATGATTGACGTGGTGTCAGATCGCGGATTGAAAACGGTAGCGCCCGTGGTGTTGAACGCCCCGCCATCTACGGAGACCTGCTGCACGCCAGCCACGATCGAATACACCGTAACCCGCAGCAGGCGGCCTGGGTTGGCCTTCTTCAGGTTCGCCAGCAGCGTGGCAGTCGTACCGTCATCGATCGAGTCCTGGCCGGTCTGGTCAGAAATGAACTGGGCCAACACGGCGGCCATGATGCTGGACTGCCGCCAGGCTTTGTTCAGCTGCGCCGACTGCGCGACGCCCGAGGTAAAGCCAGCCGTGCGCGCTCCCAGTGCCGCCCAGGCGGCCTGCGTCAATACGTTCGCACCGGCGCCCCCGCCGAACACGAGAAAGTCGTTTGCCATTGATGGTCCTTACAGAGGTGTGCCCCAAGCGCCAACATCGAAGCCGGCGATGAGATCGTTTTGAACGTCGAATCCGAAAATGGCCGAGTCATCGATCGATGTGACGATCGTGTAATTGACGCCGACGCCTTCCGGCTTGAGCGGGATGATTCCGTTGCCCAGCAGCGCGAGGAACACGGCAGACGGGATGCTTCCCGCGACGCCAATGGTCATCGTCATGTCCTGGTTGTCCTGGATGAAGACGAAGGTGCCGCCGCCGAAGATGGAGTCCAGGATGGCTTTCGATGATCCGAGGGTGCCGTCCCAGTGGTTCGCGCCGATCTTGGCCCGGATCACAAGGCGGTAGGTGTCGTCATCCAGGCGCGTCAGGCCGGTATCCGGATCGAATGGACCTTTCCAGTTGCCCTGATCGAAGCCCAAGCCTGCCGTATCGAACGAGAAGTAGACATTGGTCAGCGGCACCGGCACGGTGCGCGAGATTCCAACCCACAACCCGACGTCGTCGAGCTGCACGTCTACTGCCGTGTCCAGGTCGAACTTCGCGGGCATGCCGCCGAGCGCGTTCTGCAGGTCCACCATCGGCTGTGCCAGTGCCTGTACCACCGCCATGAAGTTCGGCTGCTGGTTGTGCTCGCTTGTGACGAGATCCGTGTACGTAGCGATGTCCGCCATATCACGTCACCGTCAGGGTTACCGCGGCTGGCGTGCATGAGGCCACCTGGTTGAACGCCAGCGCCACATCGGGCACGCCAGCACCGCCTGGTCCGGTCAGCGCCAGAGCCGTCAACTTGAACGCAGTACCGCCGCCGACGCCGTTGGCTGCCGTGATCGCGTCCGCCCATTCGACACTGCCGGACAGGCCACCGCCGATAGCCACGGCATTGATGTAGTCCGAAATGGCTTGCTTGATGGCGTCGCCGATGGCCGATGTGTATCCGGTCAGAGCCCTGATGGTCGCGGCGACCGTCAAGTTGGCGGTAGCCGGCCGGTAGAACCGGATCGTGATCGGCCGCCCGTAGACATCGAGCACCACAATCGCAGTCGTGCCGAAAGTGCCAGAGCCAGGGGTCTTCTTGGCCGCGATGGCTTGCGCAATCGCTGTAGAGTCGCCCCCTTCGACCACCAGCGAGATCGAATGCGGCGGAATTCCGTTCGCATCCGTCGTGTTTGTGTCGTTCTCGTAGGCCGCCAGCCGCGTGACGCCGGGGATGTTCGACACGGCGCCAATGATCCCGTCGAGCACCGTGAGCGACGGCAGCGCGGTTGAAACCGTCTGCCGCTGGCGCAGAGTTGCATCCTTCTCGACAGGCGCGCCCTCTGCAGCATCGGATGGGTTGGTGACCGTCTGCCATCCAAGGGTCGGCGTGGCGATCTGGTTGATGGTGCCGGCCGCCGCCGAGATTGCACCGAGTGTCTGGCACGTCGCGGTCACGGTGATCTGACCTTCCGGCGGAATGGTGATCGACGCCGGCAGCGCCCACTTGTTGCCGTTCGTGTCCTTCGCGATACCGTTGTTGATCGGCCGGCCTGCCTGCCCGACGACGATCAGATCGGCGCTTGAGAACGATGCTGCCTTTCTGGCAATGCCGTTGATCTTCACGTTGCTGGACAGTGCATCATCCTGCGCCGTGGCCGGGCTGAACGACCGGTAGATCGAGATCGCCACAGCGTTTGCATCGTTGATCGCCGAAGCGAAGACCGCAAGCAGCTGGCCGTCTTGGCTGTCCGCCTCCAGGTAGACGTCCGGCCCGTAGATCGCTCGGTACTGGTTTTGCAGGTATTCCAGCACTTCGGCGTACGTCGGCGCCGTGATGCCGCTAGCATCGATCGTCGGTGCGGTGGTGGTGATCGCCATTACAGAATCGCCTCAACTGTTGTGGGGCCGTAGATAGTGCTGATGGTTACGGTGACGCTCAGCGCCCGCTTCTCAGTGTCGACCGTGCTGGAGTACTCAGTGATCTGCAGCACGCCCTGCGTGCCCAAGATGCGCTGGCGGATCGCCGCGTCGTAGGTGCCGTTGGTGTACTTGCCCAGAACTTCCGTGCCCCAGGGTGTGCCCTCGATCTTGTCGAGGAACCATTCCCCGCGCAGTAGGCGCAGCCGGGTGAGCACGGCCTGGCCGACTGCCTCCGGGGAGTCCTTGTAGAAGTCGGCCTGCTGCCCACCGAAGACGTAGTCGCCAGTGGCTGAGAGCTTTCGGTACCGCATGGGAATCCTCAGTTGACGTTGCCGCTGTTGCCGCTGCCAGGCTGGACGCCGCTGTGGGTATGCGTGTCGTCCACACGTTTGCCGTTCGCCAGGATCTGGCCAATCACGTTCAGCACACCGTTAAAAACTGCAGCCGCGCCGCTGGCCGCGCTGCCGACCATGCCGCCAACAAAGGTCAGCAGGCCCGTGATCGTCACGGCCGCCGAGAACGTCGAAAGCGGCGCGACCACGTCGAAGCCACCGGGCGCCACGATCTTGACCTTCTGCAGCGTCGGATTCATCTCGACATAGGTCGTGCCGCTTTCGGATCGAAGCTGCGTCGCAGTCGTGCTGACGTTTGGCAGAGCACGAGGCTTCGAGCGGAAGCCGAGCAGCACGAACCCATCGGAAAGGTCATGCATGCGCACCTCGACCTGTTCCTGTATGCCGCCCGACTGCCACCATGCATCGATGCACCGATTGGCGAAAACCACCAGGCACTCGTCGCCCGGGGCGACGGGAAATGTCAGCGTACAATTGCCTCCGGATGGGAACTGCACAGGGCAATCGACCAGCATCGGCAGTTGTGTACTCACGATGGAGCCGTCCTGCTGCCTGACGAGCACCTTGATTGCCGGCTGCACCGCGCAGGTCAGAGGAAAATCGCCGCCGCCCGAGAACGACTGAATGATCCCGGGCAAGGCAGTCCACAGCCCCGCGCGCATCCCATCCAATGCTTCCCGTAGCGCAGTCTCGGGGTCGCCAATTCGTTCTCGTCTATCCACTATGAAACCTTTTCTTGCGTTGCTGGCCGTCGGCGTGGTGGTTGCCGGACAAGCTCATGGTCAAGGCTCGTATCCCAAGGCACAGATCGACCAGCTAGAACGGTTGAATGACAAGTGCCGTGGCGGAAGTGGCGACGATCCGAACACCCAGAAGGCTTGCGATCAGCGCGACGCGGTCTATAGCAAGCTCGAGAAGTCTGGGTGGTGCTACGGAGGGCCTGGCGATGCTGGATATCAGCGTTCATGGAAGCGCTGCCCGGTTTCGGCCCCGCCTGAGGAAGTCGTCGACGAGGCCTATGTCTACCCGTTCGCCGGGATGGCAGTCGGGGCAACAGTGAACAACCAGTTTCCAACCATTCTCTACCTGCACAAGAAGTGCGAGCTGCCGCTGGTGCACGCCAAGGACATGCGAGCCTATGCGTCCTATCGCGGCGTCTGGGATATCGGCTGCTGGGGCAAGGATATCGACGGCAACGCGATCATCGTGGTCCCACAGATGGGCACACAATCTATGTCGCTCAGCGTTTTGCCTCTGGCAGACGTCCAGGCGAATCGCACCACTATGACCATTAAGGCGCTGCCCACATACGGGCGCTAGCCGAACCGCTTGATCACGTTGTCCGGCGGCACATCGCCCCGATTGATGAATTGCTTCGGCAGCACCGTCGCATCGGCTGCCAAACAGATCACATCCGTGTAGTACTCGTTGCCCCGGGTGTCGCCTGAATGGTCAGCGGTCATCACGTAGTAGAAGCCGTCGTCCTGCAGCTTCGCCTGGTGCTGTATCAGCTCGTTCTGGGCACCCTGCCCGACGTTCAGACTGTACTCATACCGCTGCACGCTCGCGTTGTCGATCTTGATGAGCTGGCTGATCTTCACGTTCGGGTTCAGCAGCATCTTGATGGTGATGCCGTTCTGGGTCTGCTCGGGTAGCCCAACCATGCCCGTTTCGGCGGTGATCACCGGGATCTCGCCCGGCATGTATGACGTCTCGGGGACCATGATCGCCTTGCCGTCCTGGATGCTCCAGACTGTCTGGGTCGTCTTGGCGGCGGACCGCATGAAGTCACGGGCCATCCCAAACATGACCTTGCCGCGCGGCAGGACCTTCAGAGCCTCGGCAGATTGGTCCGGCGCATCGGCCGCCGCGTTCATGTCGCGGAGCATGGCAAGCGCACTGTCGTACGCGGGCTTGTCGTTGAACTGGATGTTCCGCAGCATCACACCCGCCGCGTCGATCTTTGCCTTCGCCTGCCGGTAGAAAGCCAGCGCACCCGCCTGGTCGCCGGCAGCCGCGGCAGCGTCGCCTTGTGCTTCCAGGTCGAGACCTTCAGCCAAGGTGTTCTTGGCCTCCTTTGTGTCGTCGTCCAATATCTTTTTGGTGCGATCCACCTCGGCCTGCTGGCGGGCTATGTCCTCGGCCGTCGGGCGCGGGGTGCTTTGCCCCCACGGGGTGTAGCCCAGCGTCACGCCATACTTGACCATCTCCCGCGTGCAGACGTCGACCTGGTCGGCCACGGTCGAGCCGGCCGCGAGCGTCGTGTTCACCACCGCGAAGTTGTACGCCGAATCGCCGTCCGCTGCCGTGATGTCCAGATACGTGTCCGTCTGGCTTTCCCGACCCCGCCGCACCTGTTTGATGGTGCCGTCGAAGATGATGCCGAAGTTGCCTTCGTAGCCGCCTTGCACCACCAGTCGCGTGAACTCTTTCTCGATCCGTTGCCTGGTGGTCTCGGAGACGTTGTACACCCGCACACGGGCAGAGTTCGGCGTCTGCAGGTCGCCGCGACTGATCCTGAACACGCACCGCAGTTCCGACAGTTCGGTCGCGGCACCGCCGGACTGGCCGACCAAGATGGAGACCTTCCGGCCGTACTGTTTCGTGCCCATCAGTCCGTCACCCAGAATACGTGTGACCCGATGCCCAGGTCTTCAAACGTCGGTACATCGTCGGGTTCGGCCGCACCCTGCACCCAGAGCCGCCCACCGAAGCCCAAATGCCGATACTGCCCAAGCAAGTCCACGCCGGTCACCAGCGGGATGCCGCTCACAATCGGCTCGTTGGTCGTGTCGGCGATGTCCAGCACCCAGCCGGCGCCGCCGGCCGCGCGGTACTGAAGGGTCATGCGGTAATCCACGCCGCTGAGCGTCACGGTGAACCGTTGTGGATCCGGCGTGAGTGGGATTTCGTAAAAGGTGGGCATCACATGCTCGTCGGTGGCACTGACCCGCCTGGCGCCGGCGTGGCCGGCGTCGCGGCCTTCGTCCCTGTGTTCTGGGTCTCTGCCGTCGCCTGAGGGGAAGCCTGACTTTCCTTCGGCGGCAGCCTTGTCGCCTGCGTCTGCACGATCCTGATCTGCTTCAGCGTAGCCGTGACGCTCAACGCCTCACCGGTCTTCTGGTCCTTCACCACCCGCAGCGACTTGAACAGCATGTCGCGGTACATGCGCATCGACGTGACAACGTCGAAGGGCTGACGCGTCTCCTGCAGCGCCAGCAGCTGCGAGTACACCGTGCTGATGTAGTCGGCGGACGGCAGGCCGCCCCCGGTGAAGATCGACTCCAGCGTGCCGATCAGCGCGGACAGGTCGGCGTTCGACCAGCCACACTGGATCGTCACCTCGGGCTGCAGCTTGAACGCGTGATCGTTGATCTGAGCGCCCTTCTCGACCGGATGCTCGGTAATCTGCAGCTCGTCCTGGTGGGCCTCCTCAAACGTGCAGCCGATCTTCACCGGGCCGATGGTCTTCGGCACCAGGGTGATGATATCGAGGAAGCTCACGAGATTGCCCCTTGCATGTTGCGCACGATTTCGTCGTTCACCTGGCGCTGGCCGTCGTTGACCGCCCGGCCGGCCGCCGCCGGGTCAGATACGCCATACAGGTTGATGGTCGTTTCCTGCTTCAGATCGACCGCGGCGGAACCACGGCGCGCGGCTTCCAGATCAGCCTGAGCCGGCCGCTCGTAGTACCGCGACACGATCTCGCCCGCCTGTTGGGCGTTCTGCGCGGCGCGTAGCAGCTGGCCGGCGCGCTGCTCAGCGCCCTGCGTCAACTCGTGGTTCACGAACTGCAGTTGCTCCATCAGGGACGAATCCCGGATGTCCTTGCCGGCCCACGCCTTGAAATTCGCCTGACGGTCGGGGTGCCATTGCGCGACGCCATAGGCTCGCCCGTTGTCGCCGACCGCCCGGTGGTTCAGGCCGGCGCCGCTCTCGCGCTGAAGGTTGGCCACAATCCCCACGGCCTGGTCATGCGTCCAGCCCATGCGCTGGAAGAAAGACACCGCATCGCCGCCAGCGCTGCCCGATCCGGTGGGCTGGCCGGCCGCCGCGCGCCGGCGAGCCAGCTCGGCATCCTCGCCATTGTTCAGGCCTCCGCTGTGAAACATCAGCGCAGCCGCGCCGCCGATCCGGGCCGCCCACGGCAGGAAGCGAGCCAGCCAGCCGGCGCCCGCACCAGCAGCAGCCCCGGCGCCGGCGGCACCGCCAGCACCAGCCGCGCCGCCGGCCGCAGCTGCCGCCGCATTGGCCGCGCCCAGAGCGCGCACCGCCGCGACCATCTTCCAGATGCCGCTGACGATCTTGAACCCGCCCAGCGCACTGAATGCGCCGACCAGCAGCATGATCTTCGTGGACCAGCCGTCGGTGGCCTTGTCCAACTCAATGAACTGGTCGGAGAGCCACGACAGCGGTGGCCCGAGAGCCGCCACCGCCGTCAGGATGGCGCTAGCAATGTCCGCGACGCGCTGCGCAATCTCGCCCGAATGGTCCTCGAACCACTTCTGGAACCGTGCGAGCTGCGGCCCGACCTTGCGCAGCAGCGCGCCCTCCACCTTGATGGCAAAGTTCTCGAACGTGGTGCCCAGGCCGCGCAGGGCCACCATGAACGCGTGGGCGTCTTCGGCTGCCTTGTCCAACCCGTTGCGCCGGGACATCTCCCGATACTGCTGCATGAACTTGGCGAAATCGCCATCACGCATCGCCAGCAGCAGGTTCTCGTCGATGCCGAGGATGTTGCCGTACTGGCTGGCCAGGTACGTCGGGCGCTTGGCCAGTTCGGCGCCGAGGTCGGACAGGATGTCGACCGTGTCGCGCAGCTCGCCGTTGGCGTTGCGCGTCTGCACGCCCAGCGTGGCCAGGTAGCCCTCGCCGGCCGGGTTGTTGCGCAGGAACTTGGCCAGGCTCTCGACCGCACCGAAGGCCGTCTCGGTCGAGATGCCCATATTGCGGGCGGCGAAGTCGAACGCCTTCAGGCTGGTGGCCGCCGCGCCCGTGCGCTTCGAGACGAAGTACAGATTCTCGAGCTTCGACGCCAACGCGGACACGCCGACGCTGACGGCCAGAGCCGATGCCGAGATGGTCGTCACCAGTTGCTTGACGCCCTTGGTAGCCCGCTCGACGCCGTCGGAGAACTTCTTCAGGCCCTTCTCGTCGACCTTGAAGCCCAAGGCGACGAGGAATTCACGGATGACGGTGCTTTGGGCCATTGCTCTGCTGTTCCAAGATGCGGCGCGCGGCCGCCAGGTTGTCGGCTTCCATCGTTAGGAAGTCGTTCATCAGCGCGATGTCTTCCAGGCCGAGCGTCCCGTCCAGCAGCGACTCGTACTTGCACATCTGGGCCTTCACAGGCGCGAGCAAATATTCCTCGCCACCAGGCAGGTGCTTCAGCCAGCCGGTGCTGCCGATTCCGGGCTGCTCGCTTGGCTTGTAAGCAGCCCTTGAATAAAAGGGCCGAGGTTGGCCACGATGACCTGCACCACGAGGGGCAGGATCACGGCCATGTCCATGTCCTGGAACATGAGCGTCTTCTGCCCAGGGGACACCACGGAAGCCCAACCAGTCTCCTGCCGGCGCTGCACGGCGGTCAGGCAGTTGTCCATGACGTAATCGGCGTCCGCATCGTTCATGGCAGCAAGCGCATCAGCGAACGGCTGCAGTGCCTCGCCGAAGCCGTCCAGGTCGCCGGTGAGCGCGCCGATTGCGCCGGCAGCGCCGCCGCTCGTCTTCGCCAGCTTCACGAAGACCGGGATCAGCGGCGGGATGATCGGGGCGATGCGGCGCGACACATGGAACTGTTGCTTTGCGGTCAGCCGCCCGATCGAGTAGGCGTTGCCGCCGAGTTGAATCTCACGTGTCATGGTCAGTACGTTCCCAGCATGCCTTCGATGCGGCCGGCGTCGAACACCCATTCGACTGTGCCGCCTTCGGTGGCGTAGGTCAGATCCGGCACCTTCTTGAAGGCGCAGAAGATGCCAGCAATGGCGTCACCCGCGACCGACTGGGTCACGGTGATGACGTTCTTCCCCCAGAGGCGACTGTCGATCTTCTGCGCGTTGTACAGCGCCATCAGTGTCCGGTTGATCGGCGCGGTCTTCAGGTACCGCAGCGTGATCTGGCCCGAGCTATCCGCGCGCAGGCTGTGCTGCACGCTGCCGTCCGACCCCACCGCCATGGCGTTTTTGTCGTTCGCCATGGCAACGGTGATGCCTTCTTCAGCCGTGGCCTCGCCGTAGCCGAGCGAGAACGAGCCGCCCGGCCCGGTAATGGACGCCTGGACATCGATAAACGAATAGGTGCCGCCTTGCATGGTCTCTTTCCCCTATCAGCGGTTCACGTTGACCAGGATGTCAACGGTATGGATGGCGCCGGCTTCCTTCGCCGCGACCTGGAACGCCACGGACTTGCGCGCCTCGCGGTCTGCTTGCGACTGCAGCGCGATCGGCGGCACGTAGACGTAATAGCCCTTGGCCAGCGTATCGCCCTGCTTCAGCGCACCGAATCCGCCAGAGTTCCAGACGCCGGGGGCCAGATAGCCGTTGTTCACGGCTGCGGCGCATGCTGCCTCGATCGTGGTGCCGATCAGGGCATTGCCCGCGTCGGTCTGCGGAACCTTCGTCAGGCTCTGATACAACAGGTTGTACACGTCGGTCTGGATGCGATTGCGGAACCAAATCGAGTTGTAGACCGAGTCGATGTAGATGCCGCTAGGCGTCACACCGTACTGCACGATGGCCGTGTCGTTGTCGTACTCCACGAACACGTTGCCCCGCTTGTCCTGCAACACGTTGGCTTGGCTGCTCGACAGGGTCTCCGGCACGATGCCCGGCTCCTGCTTGTGCATCAGGGTGATTGTCGTGTTGTTGCCGTTGAAATTGGTCGTCAGCAGACGGCCGAAGAGCGATGCCGCGGCATACGGGCTCGTGCTCGAGTACTGAGCGAACGAGTATTTGTAGCCCTTCGCCTTGAAGCGCGACAGCAGATCGGTGGTCGCGGTGCCGTCCAGCGCCTGCGGTTCCTGCGTCGTCGCGCCGTAGATGTGGCGCTGATCCGCCTCGATCAGGTCGGCCACGGCCACGTGCTGGTCGTTCGTCAGCGACGTGTCGGCGAACTGGATGCCCAGGAACTTGTTCGCAAAACGGTCCAGGAAGACATTCACGCACGCGTCCGGGGCCTCGGCCAAGATGCCGTCGACCGGTACCGAGGCCAGCCCGCTGGTCATGCCCAGCATGGCCGAGATGTCGGTGCCAGAGCCCGTCGGCGTGGCATAGCTGACCTTTGAGCTGGTGCCTGTGGTCGGCGAGGCGATCACGAACTGCGTGCCGTTCCAGACGCAAGTGGCGCCGGCCAGTGCGGTCTGGATGATCGTGGCCACACCGTTCAGGTTCGTCACGCCCGAGAAGTCCATCGCCGACACGGTCTTCACGGTCGCGTCGATCGTGACCTTGAACGAGCCGGCCGTGACCGCCTTCCACACCGTGATGTCCTTCTGAGCGGCGGACAGCGCTGCGCCGCGCAGCGAGCCGGCCGTGGCGGTCTTCGCCCAGCGGCCGATGTTGAGCTGAGACGGCTGGGGCGTCTGCTGGAAGTACAGCAGCGCGGCCAGGTATTCCGGCGCCGTGTTGCCGAATTCGCTGCCCACGGCGTCGATGGTGCCGTACGAGCGCATGCGTTCGTTGGTGTCGATCACCGGCGAAGCGCCCAGGATCACCTCATTGTTGAGGTTGGCGCCCTGGGCCGCTAGCGGCGACATGTTGATGGAGACGTTGATCAGCCGCGATACCGGCAGTCCGTTGGACATGGTCATCCTCTACTGGTGAATGTTGGTCGTCGCGACCACCGGCGGCACCGAGTCGGTGGTGCTCTGCACTTCGGCGGACAACAGGTTGAGGACCGGATAGGTCCGGATGATCTTGCGGCGCAGGGTCAGCGTCAGGTCGTATCGCCGATTCCACTGCTGGTTGATGAGCGCCGGCGCGGCTTGGATATCGCTCGCGCGGACAAACTTCATGCCATTCAGCGCCAACTTCTCGCCGTTCTGGGGGATGGACATGCCGTCGGCCAGGAGCTGGGCATATCCCTTCGCGGCCGGGCCGTAGAACGAGCACAGCAGGTCGATCTCCTGGTGCCGGATGTAGTCGTCGCTGCCGTCGCCTTCCCCGTCGTGCTGGATAGCCGGACCTGCGTCGTTCGCCTGCCGGCTGATACCGATGGCACCCCAGTTCTCCGACGGCTCGGGCTGCTTCGGTACCGTGGCCTGCCAGCGCGGCCGCACCATGGAGCCCGGCAGCCCCGTCACGCCTGCCACCAGTTCCTGCAGCAGATCGTCGAGCGCGTCGTCTTCGGCCGGCACCGGCGCCGTCGGCGCAAGGTAGCCGCCGGTGGCGCTGGTGTTTGCCATGGATTACCCCGAAAACGGTTTCAGATCACAGGCGGCAGCCACGAAGCCACGCCCGAAATGGCTGTAGTCATTGACACTGACCACGGTATAGGTACGGCCCTGCCAGACGACCTCGTCGGCATCCTGCCCCGGGCTGCCGTCCTTCAGCCGGAACGGGGTGTGCAGCGTGATCGATCCGGTGATCAGACTGCCATCCGAGCCGCGCTGCAGGATGTCGCCCTTGTCGCTGGTGACTACTGCGGCAAACAGCGCAGCCGTGGACGCGTTCTGGGCGCGGCCGTGCACGTCGACTGTCTGCGCCATCCGATTGCACACCAGACCAGTGTCCATGAAATCGGGATCGAGCAGGACGTCGACGACGTCAAGTTGTGCCATGGGCTATTTCCGCTTTCGGATTACGTACGTGATCGCATTGCGCAGCTGACCGGTATCGATCAGCGGCTTGGCGAGTTCGGTGCTGGGCTGCTGGCCGGCTGCACGCGCCGCCATTTCCTCTTTCGCCCCCTGCCTGCCGCGCCGCGCACGCTTGCGCAGCGTCGCCTCGCTCAGCGCCGGACCGATACCGCTGTTGATGCGGGCGCGTACGGACGACTGCGCGACCTGGCCGGCTATGGCCATACGCCGCCGGGCGCCGTCAATGTCGCCGTCGAGCGCGGCTTCCACGCCCTTCTGCAGCTGCGGCAGGGTCTTCGGCTGTGCGGCGGCCACGCCCGGGACAAGAAACGGCCGCGCCGGCAGGTTGATCTCCGGCGCCCCGTTCTCCTGTATGTATCCGATCTCGGCATTGCTCAGCGGCGCGCCCTCGTCCTTGCGCCCAGCGGTGCTGTCAGGAATGCCGACCAGCACCTGCTTATCGACCAATCCATTGATCGACTGCAGGACGTCCTTCAAGCGGTCCGTCTTGATGAAGCCCATGGGGAGATCTCCCGATGGGCTGAGGCGGCTAAAGCTGCATGCCGCCTGCGCCCATCATTCTGGCGAGAGTGAGGAACCGGATACCGTAGGTCGTCAGATTCCACATACCGGCGTCGTCAATGGTCGCCGCGCCCGTGTCGTAGCTGGCACTGACCTTGTCGACTGCCTTGGAAGAGAGGGGGCCGGTGACCTGGCCCGGTGTGCCGCCGACGGCGGCGGTGGCCTCGTCGCGCGCGCCCAGCACGAGGTGGTGCGCGGTACAAAGTTCGACGCCCTGATCCGTCAGGACACCCCAGCGGCACGGATTGACGAGCGACACCGAGACCGTCAGCCAGAACTGCACTGTCGCGTCCGGATACTTCGTCTCGTCGTCGAACTCTGGAAAATCCTGTCGGAACTGTTCAGGTGTCATAGGTGTTTGGCTGATGCCCCTCGCGAGGCATCATACCCCCTTACTTCTTGCCGGTCTGCTTGGCGGCCGCGTCAGCTGCCTTCTCGCGTTCGGCAATGGCCACCTCTCGGGTGTCCAGCGCTTCGGCCCGGGCGTTCAGGTCGGTTTCGCGCTGGTCAGCTGCCTTCTCGCGGTCGGCGACCGTGCCGGCGCGCAGGTCGAGGGCGCCCTGAAGCTCCTTCAACTCTTTGGCCTTGCCTTCCAGGAATTCGGCGGCGGAATCCAGTGCCGCGCGCTGCTCGGCCAGCTCCGCATCCGCTTCGAGGCTGGCCGGCGGCGCGTCGCCGGTGTGTGCCTTGACGAACCAGTGCTTGGCGATGTCCTCGGACACTTGGTGGTTGCCCACCGGAAACTCGCGTTTCTGGCCGCCGTGGCGCAGGTTGAACGCCTTCTTGACGTAGATGGTCGGCATCTCGTTCTCCCCTTACACGCCGTCGCGGTAAGCAACGGTTTCCGGATAGACCACTTCCACCACGCCCAACCGGCCGAAGTAGGTGGTGATCTGGTTGATGCCGCGATACTCGAGCGGCGTGCGTTGCAGCGGGACCATGGGGAACCGGATGCGGTTCTTGTCCTTGGTGTACGCCACCATGCGGTTGGCGCCGGCGGCGCCGCGCCCGGTCAGCCACTTCGACGGGAAGATCTCCAGCGGACGCCCGTTCAGACCGTTGGCGATGCTGTTCTCCCGCAGGTAGTTCAGCACGCTGATGTTGCCGGCATCGCTCACCTTGCGCTGCACCAAGCGGGACCAGTTGGTCGGGTCCAGCAGGATGCGCCCCGGGCATACCGCGTATGCCGCAGCACTCCAAGCGCTGTCCAGCAGCTCGTTCACATCGTCGAGCATCTGGTCCGGCGTGGCCGTTGCCCAATTGCCCGTATCGGCGTTCGACACGTTCGTCACGGCCGTGTTGTTGACCAGCCCCGTCACGCCCAGCACGGAATCGCCGATGTAGACCTGCTCGTCGGTGTCCATGTTGTGCTTGAGCTGCATGGCTTCGAACTTCTGCTGGTCAACCGGGCGGCCCAGCTGCTGAGCCGCCATCAGTTCAGGCAGCGTCCACCCCAGTTCGATGCCCCAGAGAGTCAGCGGGTTCGGAGTCTTGCCGATGTCCAGGCCGATACCCTGGATCGCGGTCGTTTCCTTGCTGATCCAGTTCTTGCCCGCCGGCGACGGGCCGCCCGCAGCAGCAAACGACGAATTGGTGAACGAGGAAACATCGTCAGTGATCGCCACGTCCTCGCGCAGATCGATATCACGCGACCAGGTGACCGACGCCAGCGGCATGTGCAGCGTCTGGTCAAGGCGTTCCAGCTCGCCGACCAGGAACACACCGGTGCTGTCGATCGTGCGGGCATCGAACGTCATCAGGGCGTCGCGGGTGCGCGCACGGATGATGCCGGGGGCGTTGACCATGGCGATCGCAGCCGCCGCAGCCATGCGCGGAAGGATGATTTTGCTCATTCTGGGTGACCCCTTAGATGTTGTACGCGATCTCGACGTTGCCATTGGCATCGCCAGCGTTGGTGAAGATGGCGCCGGGGATGGCGATGGTATTGGTGCTGTCAGCAGCAGCCTCGATGCCGCCGATCGGCTTGCCGGCAGCTGCAGCAGCCACGCGCACGTAGACCGGGCCGTTCAGAGCCGGCGTGCCGGCGTTGTTCCTCACCGTCATGTAGCCGCGGCGCATGACATCGCCGATGCCACCGGCGGGCGGCGTGGCGGTGCCCAGCGGGTCGGAAGATGCGCCGCCGGTGGTCGGATAAGGACGCACCAGCAGGCCGTATGCGGCGGTTGCCGCGTCGCCCGCGCCCAGCGGCACAAGCTTGCCACCGACGATCTTGCCGAACAGCCCATAGCCGGCGAACGGCGAAGCAGCATTCAGCGCGATCGCCTCGACGGTCGAAGCCGAGCGGCGCGAGATATCCCCGGGAATGCCCGAGGCCATGCGGAACAGGATTGCGTTGCCCATATCGGGACTCCCTTGGTTATTGGCCGGCCTGCTTGGCCCAGAATTCGGCGTTGCGCTTGTTCATCTCGGCAATGCTGCCCGCCTTACCGAAATCCTTGGTTCTGGTCGCGCTGTCATGTGCACGGCCGTTGTTCTGCGCCTTGATCAGCTCGCTGCCGCCCATGAAGGCAGCGTGCACGAGCGCAGCGGGCAGCTTCTCGAAGTCGGCCTTGTGGCCGCCGAGGAAGGGGCTGATTGCCGCCTTACCCGCGTCCGTGCCGTAGGCGGTGTCGAGTGCCTTGCGCTGGCACTTGCACAGCGCGGCAGCGCGGTCCTTCGTGGAGGTCGCCGCATCGAACGTCGGCAGCTTGATGCCCGGGGCCAGGATCTCCGCGCGTGACGGGATGCTGGCCGCCGAATCGCCGGTGTACAGCTCGACTTCCGATTGATTCAGCATCGGTGCCGTCTCGGCCTGCGTCAGGTCGCCGTCGTCGCCGGTTTTCTTCTTGTCCGGGTCGTCCTCGTCCTCGTCGTCGGTCTTTTCCTTGTCCGAGTCCTTGGCCTTGCGCTTGCCCAGCGCGGCGATGGCCGCGTCCTGAGCGTCCATGCGTTTCAGGATCTTGGTCAGCAGCTGGGACGTGGCGTCGCCGGTCCTGCTGCCCTTTTCGCCCTTGTCGTCATCCTCGTCGTCGGGCTCCTCGTCCATGGCCTCGGCTTCCTTGGCCAATTCCTCGGCGCCCTCGGCGTCCTTTGCCATGAACGCCGCGCGGATGCGGTCGGCGAACTTACGCTTGCCTTTGGGCTTGCTGTCTTTGGTCTTCATGTCTTCGGGTTCCTTATCGCCAATGGCGCAGCGCGGGCCGCAACGGCCGCGCTCAACCAGGGCTACGTGGTTGACAACGATGTTCCGCTGTTCCCCGCGGCCGGGTGATACCTGGATGTAGTCAGCTTCGTAGCCTAGGCTGACTTCCTCGATGTGCTCGTCCTGCACGGCCTTGATGGCGTCCGGATGCTTGATCAGCAGGTCGGCAACCAACAGGTCATCGGCCCGGCCGGTGCCGCGGCGCGGGTTGAGCATCACGCCCTGCGTCAGCGCTGCGTAGTTGGAGGGCTGCACGAAGTCGTCGGGGTGATCGAGCGTCGCGTCTTTGCCCATGCAACTGGCCATCGTCTCTGCCCGGAACACCTCTTCCGGTGTGCGGCTAATGCGGATCAGGCCGTCAGGCCCAGGCTCGACGGGTACCTCGCCCGGGCCGTACAGCATCTCGCCGGTGCGCGCCACGGGCACTTCCTCGCACAGCAGGAAGCCCTCAGGTGTCAGCGACCGTTTCGGGCCCAGCTTCTGTACGGTGTAGAAGCGCATGTCAGTCCTCTGGAATTACAGGTTCGGGGTAACAGCGGCAGCCGTAGATGCATCCTGCGTGCGCCCGGCGCCCGGTTCGCTTATCCGCGATGGGCGGATCGTCCCAGCGAACGAACTTCCCTTCGAGTTCGCGGTGGTCCTCACGGACGTCACCATCGCCGGACGTCCGCCAGAAGTACCCCGGCGAGCCGACATGCAGCGCCCGCGCCTCTGTCAGCGTCGAGGCGGTGCGCGCCACTTCCGTCCGGGCAATCAGGTCGGCGCGGCTCTTGGCGACGTCGCCCGATGCCTGGATCGCCTTCGAGATCTCCGACGCCCTGGTGCTGTCCTCGATGCCCTCGATGGTCAGCTTGTGCACGCGCTTGGCCGCATCAAGCGGGATGGACTTGATCAGCGTCACCTGCTCGCCCATCAGGGCCTGCATGGCAGCGCCGGTCGGCGCCGTCCGGATCTCCTGCCGCAGCGCGCGAGACAGGTCGGCCGAGTACTGCATCCAGGCCTTTTCGTCCCGCCGGTTCACCTCGGTCAGCATCTCGGCCGCGGCTCGCTCGGCCCACGGCGTCAGCGCCTCGGCGTACCGCTGCAGCAGCTGCTCAATCGTCGGCAGGATGCCGGGATCGCCAGGCGGAAAGCCATTGACCAACACGCCCACCTGCTGCGCGACCTGTCGGAGCTGCGTCCGATACACCCTTTCCGGTCCGCTTGTTCTTACCGGATTGCGCCGGCGCTTCCGGTCCGTTGTTCGGGTCATCAACATCAGGCAGTTCCATTTCAGGCACCGGGGGCGGCTCGTTCTCCGCGTCCTTGATCGCATCGTCCGTGATGCTGGTGAACACCCCGGTGCTGTGGCTCGACTGGCGCAGTTCCTTCATGGCCGTCGGCTTGTCGACCAGGTCCGCGTCGTAGGCCTGCGTCACGGCCTCGGTCACCGTCTTGGCGTTCTGCGCCTTCTCGGTGTCGGACAGCTGCCACAGCGACGTGAAGCCGTAAGCGAAGCCTTCCGGCGGCGGCTTCCCAAGCTCCGACCGGACCACCACGTCATACAGCCGCGTGACGGGCGCGCGCAGCTTCCGTTCCTGCTGCTGCTTCGTGTTGTCGTAGTACGTCCGCAGGTCCGATTCGCCGGTGCTGTTCAGGCCGGCCGGCGACTGGCCGAACAGGCGCACCAGCGGGATGCCCAGGGCGCCAGACAACTGCTGGCCGAACTGCATCAGGACGCTGTCCAACCCGGAGAACTGGTAGGTATCTGTCTGCAGCTCGTCTGCCGCGTCGATTAGGGTCAGCCCCTCATTCGACTGGTACCGGCGGATGAAGTCGACGTTCTTCACCAGCGCTTCCATCGCCGGGCCGCCCATGGCGATGATCTCGCGCAGCTTGTCGACCTTGTACGTGCGCAGATGGGCCTTGTAGACCAGCTGGGCGGCGCCGATGGTGGTGCTATCGAACGCCACAAGCCGGTCAATCAACCGCTCGATGACCGACTGCCCCCAAAGGTTCTCGGCGATCTTTTGCCAGTACGGCAGGTCCACGCCGTCGATGCGCAGCACCCGGCTGTAGTGGATCCGCTGGCGCTTCAGCGCCATGCTGTCCGCCACCACATCGTAGTAGCGCGGCTGGCCCATGTCCGGGCCCATCTCGGTGACCAGGTCCTCGAGCGACGGCTGCACCAACCAGCGGTCCAGCACGTACAGGCCCTTGAACTGATCCTTGCCAATGCTTTCCAGCCGCAGTGGTGTGGCCGGGTTCTGCCCGTCGATCAACATCACCGCCAGCGCGCCGCCATAGAGCCGCGCCCACTTGATCGTGTCGTTCAGGCGGTCCCAAAGGCCCATCCGCTCGAAGGCGGCATTCAGCTTGTTCTGGTCGGACGGGTCAAGCTCCGCATCGATCTCGGTGCCCGCGCGCGTCATGTCGTCAGCAACCACGTCGACGGCCTGGCCAACGATCCAGCTCGACCGGTACATGGCCTCCAGCTGCACGCGGTTGCGCGAGATGAAGTCGAAGCCGTAGCTGAACTGCGACGCCTGATTGTTGGTGCCTAGGCCCAGGCGGGCCTCGAAGTTCTGGAAGCTGTCGCCGGTCATCCAGCGCTTGGCATTGGCGGACGCAGCCACCTCGGCTCGGTGCGCACGGATCTGCGCTTTGCGTTGGTTACGGTTCATTGCTGTCCGAGTTTGGTCCAGATGTCCAGCGACCGGCCGCCGGCCAGCATGTCATTGATCGCATCCACCATCGGATCGATCTGGTCATCGTGTGCGTGCGTGTCGTCAGGCGTGAAGGCGTCGCATTCCTGCGTGAAATCGCTCACCCACGCGGCCGCCTCGGGAATCATCACTAGGCCGGCGTCGATGTAGCTGACCACGTCCATGACGCGCACCAGCTTGTCGCGGTGCCGCTCGATCCCCTCGACAGGGATAGTCCCCGACGCCTGGATGTCCTGGATCAGGCCGGTGCCGCTGGCCTTGTCCTCGACGCGCATCTTCACGAGCGCCGCGCCGAAGTGGAAGTCATACGGCAGGTGCTTGTTCCAGAAGTCGATGGCCTTCTGCCGCAGCTCGGGCGCCGGCCACTTGCCCCGGATCTGGTCCAGCAGGTAGATGCGGCCGTTCTTCCCGTGCCCCCAGCACTGCAGGACGCTGTAATCGTTCCGCTCGGCGGTCTTCTGTGCCGTGTCGGCATAGATGACGCGCTTGTGCAGCTCGGGCGCCACCGTGTACCGCCCGAAGTTGGCGCTGCGGATGATGCCGCCGCCCAACGGGCTGGGGCGCTGCATGTACTGCCCACTGAACACATACCGGTCAGCCTTCTCGCTGGCCAGCAGGTCGTCAAGCGGTTCCTTGTAGGGCCAGTAGCTGAACCGACCGTCCTCGTCCTTCTCACCCAGCTCGACCAGCGCGCGCACACGCTCGGGTAGCTGTTCGACGTACTCGTCGGTGATCAGCGCCGGGATCTCGATGAATTCCCAGTCGCCCGGCACCTTGCCGGCCTTGATGAAGCCTGTCGGGTCTTCCTCGGCCAGCCGCTGCATGATCACGATGATCGGCGTGTCCGGGTTGGCCTTCCGGCTCTTCACCGTGGACAGCAGCTTGCGGTTCGCCTTGTCGCGGTTCGGCTTGCTGTACGCGTCCTCGACCTTCAGCGGGTCGTCGATGATGATGGCGCCCTGCCATCCCTCGGTCATGTGGCCCGCGCGGAAGCCGGTGATCTGGCCGCCCAGCGACACCGCGTACACGCCGCCGGCCTTCTTGCCGTCGGCGATGACGTTCCAGCGCTTCTTGGACTTCGCGTCCGGCGCGATGGTCAGCGGCCACAGCGCCTGGAACTCGTCCGACTGGACAATCTCGCGCGCCGTCTCGCTGTTCAGCAGCGCCAGATCATCCGAGTACGAGATGTGCAGGAACCGCGCGCGCGGGTTCACTGCCAGCCCCCGGGCGATCAGGTTGATCGCCACCAGCTCGGTTTTCGACGAGCCCGGCGGGACGTTGATGACGACGTTCTTCAGCTCGCCATCGATGACGCGCTGCACCGTGTCCGCGATCAGCACGTGGTGCCAGTTGACGCGGAACTTGATGCCCTGCCGGTGCTTGAAGAAATACCGGCTGAAAAACAGGTGATCTCGCTCGCACTTCGCCTTCAGGACGGCGCGCTCGACAGACGGATCAATACTCGTCTTCGAGTTTCGCGACAGCGGCTGCGACCTGTTTTTCATCGACGACGGTGGTTCGTTGTTCGACCGGCCCGCCGTCTTCCCCTGTCAGCTCGATGCGCTTCGGCGTTTCCTTCCAGCCGGCCTGCGTCTTCATCCAGAAGATGGCCGCAGTGACTGCGCCCTTGCCCGTGCCGGTGGCTTGCTTGAACAAGGCCTGCGCCACCAGGGCGTTTGTCTTGTCCTTCGCCGTATCCAGCTCGGCGCGGAAATGGACCCGCAGCGTCTTGGGCGTCATCGCCTTGCCCGTTTGTGGATTCACGATGCAGCTGGCGATGTACTCGTGGGGTGCACCGAACCCGGCCAGCGAGCTAACCAGCCTGCGGTCCTCCGCAGTCGGCTCGAAAGGTTTGCGTCCCGCCATGGGTATCACTCGTCAGGTTCGGGGAACAGATCGTCCGCCAGCACCACGTCACCGGACGCCGCCACGGCGCGCTTCCAATCGCCCTTCACGAACACCAGTACGTTCTGGTGCACCTTGCCCAGCTTCCGGCTGGCCGCGAACTGCTTGCCCGCGCGGATGGGCGCGCTGCCCAGCGCGGTCAGCAGGATGGCTTCGTTGTACAGCCGCATGCCGGCATCGATGAACGCGTTGATCGTGTCCGACACGAAATTCCGATACGGGCCGGTGCCGCGCTTCTCGCGCACGTCGCCGACGACGAAGCAGGCGAATCGGTCACGCTTCAGCAGGCTGACGGCGCCGACGATCACCTCGCGGTAGGCCTCCATGAAGGCGGGATAGTCCATCGTGGACAGGTCCGCCGGGTCATCCGAATACCGTTCCAGGTCCGCATACGGCGGGCACGAGAACAGGAAGTCGGCCTCGACATCGGGCAGCCGCCGCGCGATCTGCCGGCTGTCGCCCACGTGCCAGGCTGGCGCGGGGTCTTCGGTCTGCACCAGGTGGAGCTGGCCGCGATTGGCCTCGATCTGCTCAGCGCGCAACTCCATGCCCACATATGTGCGCCCGAGGCGCGCCGCGACAACGCCGCGCACGCTGCCCCCGGCGAACGGGTCAAGCACCAGGCCGCCGGCCGGGCAGAACCACCGATAGGCCAGCTCGCACAGCACCGGGTCGAAGATGCTGGTGCGATGCTGCGGCGCGGCGCCCTGCTCGGCCTTCTGGTGGTCAGACGCCGACGCATAGGCCGGCGCGTCGCGGCCCAGCTCGGACTGGATGCCCAGCCCCAACCATGCAGCCTTGCGTTCCTGCCACGCCGCGTCGCGTGCGTTGAGCGTGCTGAAGGGCGGCACCATGAACTGCTCGGCCAGCGACCGGCGCGCGGTGCCCGGGGCTGGCCCGGGCGCGTCCAGCAGGTCGCCCAACCCGTCCGGGGTGAAACCGATCACGGTCAGATCGAAATCAGCTTCTCGCAGATCAACCAGCTCGGCGGCCAGCAGGTCGACATCCCAGCCTGCGTTTTCGGCCAGCTTGTTGTCCGCGAGGATGTATGCGCGGCGCTCGTCCACCGACAGGTGCGACAGGTCAACCGTGGGCACTTGGCCCGGGACCGGGCAGTTGGCGATGGTCTCGCCGCCCGCCCACATCTGCGTGGCCGCTTCCAGCCGGCCATGGCCTGCCAGCAGCTCGTCGCCGGCGGTCAGCGCCGGATTGGTCCAGCCGAATCTGCGCAGCGACGCCTTGATCTGCTCGACCTGCGCGGCACTGTGCGTCCGTGCATTGCGCTCATAGCGGATCAGCTCGTCGGCCGCGCGGTAGCGGATTGTGAGCTGATCGGCCTTTTTCATACGCGGTAAAAATGCACGGGCGGGGAATAAAAACGCCCGGAACGGGTTAGCGGGCCAAGCCACCTGGGAGGGTGGAAGGAGACAAGCAGGACGGAGGCGAGTAGGCGCCAGAAATGCAAAAAGCCCGCTTGCGCGGGCTCTGGACGTAATTCGGAGGTGTATCGAATTGACGCGATTCTTGTGCATGATTTGCACAATGTCAAGCGACCTCTTCAATTTTGACCATTTCGGCGGCCTTCAGGCGGATGTCGATGGCGGTCCAGGCCACCGCCTCAAGGCCGGGCGCAGCCATCAATCCCCGCTTCCTCTCGCCCTCGATCCAGAGCTTCAGCTTGGCGTTCTGCGCGCTGACCGTGTTGCGGTGCGCGCCGCAGTCCTCGGCGATCTGCTGCAGGTCCACACGGACGCCGAAAATCTTCTCCAAGATGGACCGTCGCACGCGGTAGTGTGAGAACGAGCCGGCCAGCTGCTGCATGGCGCGCTGGGTCAGCCAGACGATGGCCGCTTCCCATTCGGGGTTCGGGCGCCGGGCGGCGCAGCATGGCCGACCGCAGTCGCATATGACGTCGCGCGGCGCACAGCGAGCGGTCAGCACCGCCTGGTGCAACTCGGGCAGCATGCTGAGCTCGAGACGGACCATGCCGGCCTGCGCGGCGCCGTCGACGCCTACCAACCCCTTCCCCGAGCCGATGGCAGGCGTCATGGCCTTGTTCATGGCCGATGCCTGGTACTGCTGGCCCGAGTAGTTGAACGCGAACACCAGCGCCGCGTGCGAGCTGTCGAAAAGGCGTTCTTCCATCGTGTTTTCCCCGGTCACATTCATTCCTTCACGCCGCCTGTAGCGGCAACTGTTCCACGCTGACCTGCACGCATGGGGACGTGCTGTAGCGCTTGCTGATGCGGTATTCCACTGCCTGGGCATCGTCGAGCCAGACGATGCCGTTCATGCCGTCCTTCACGGCCTTGAGCACGTTGTCGGCGTCCGGCTTCTTCGTTGCCGCCACGAGACCCGCTGCGGCGTCGCGCTGGCGCTTCTTGGACCAGCTGCCCGGGATCTGCAGGTTGATGTCCAGCCACAGCTCGACCGGGCCCTCTATGGGCGGCAGCCCCGCCATGGCCTGCGTGGCGAAGAGCTTCACCAGGTTCTCGTAGGTGGCGGTCTTCTCGGGCGTGTAGGTCCGGACGAAGCTGCCCTGCCGCGCGAACTTGGGCCGGCCCTTTGCCACCGGCTGGCCCGGGATGGCGAATGCCACCCGGCGCAGCGACCGCGATTCGTCGAAGAGCTGGTTCGTCGTCATGCCACCACCTGCCCCGGCGCCACGCCGTACATGAGCCGGTACACGCGCTCGAACTCCCCCGGGTTCATCCGCTCGGCTTTGCTGACCTCGCGCTCCATGAGCCGCTGGTCTCCCGACACGGCGATGACGCGCAGCCGGAACCAGATCGCGTGCTCGTCCGGGTCGCGCTGGACGCCCAGCTCTTCCGCCTTGGCCTGAACGCCTTCCGCCGTGGCATCCCAGTCGGTCCCCGGCGTCGTGCCGCCCTTCTGCTCGGCAATGGCCTCGTCGAGGAACATCTCGAGGAAGCCCGGGTTGACCGGCGACGTGTCCCTGTCGGCGTCCCTACGCGCGCACGCGAGGGCATGAGCCCGGAGCAACGCCGGCACGCCGATGCAACGATCTGCAATCCGGAGCAACGCCTCGTGCGCGCGCGAGGACAGCCGCAACGCCCTGCCCTTCTCGGCCTCGAGCTGCACCAGCAGGTCGCCCATCGCGTCAGCAGAAAGCGGCGGCGGCGCGGAGTTATCCACAGCGCCTACCCCGTGTGAAGTACCTACGCCGCTTGAAGTAGGTATGGTGTTATGTGACTGTGACTGTGACGGTCTATCGTTTTGCCATGGCTCTGACGATGGATCTGCCATCCCATTTGCTATGCCATTTGCCATAGCATTTGCCACCTCTTTGTCATCCGGTTTGCCACCATCTTTGCCCCAACGCTTGGCAGCGCCTTGCTTCCCTGCCTCGCGCCGTTTGTTACTGATCAGGCCGGCCCGCTCGCGTTCCTGCTCGGCTCGCTTCTGCACCAGGCGGCCGTCGACAGGCGTGAACAGAGCCCGGATCTTCGGCGCGTGCTTGCGCCACTGCGACACGGAAAGCTTGGCGATCGTGGCCAGCTCTTCATCGTCGTCGAGTGGCGGCCCGTTGCGCCAGTAGTCCATCAGGATCAGCAGGTAGGCGCCGTGCTGCTCTGTGGTCAACCGAGAGGTGTCGGCCAGGTAGTCGCCGATGTAGAGCGGCATCCAGGTGTCGTTCTTCTTACTCATCTCAGCAACCCCCACAACACTGAGCCCACCACCAACAGGAACATCCACACGGCAACGCTGAGGGTGATCACCTCGTCCATCACGCCACCTCCAGTCCCTTCCGGGCGAGCGTGCGCAGCGCCTGGTATTCGTCGCGGGGCAGGCAAACCATGCTGTCATCGCCGGGCGCGACGACATCCAGCTCGAGCACTTCGAACAGCGTGCAGAACTCGGCGAAGCTCAGGCGGTGCCCGCTGTTGTTCAGGAAGCGCGAGAAGTTCGTCGCTTCGACGCCGATGCGCTCGGCCACCTTCTTCTGCGTGAGCGGAGCAACGCGGTTCAAGACCATCGATTCCAAGCTAGGCATGCGATGCTCCAATGTGCTCGATCGATTCCATAGGATTGACCCCAACGAAACAACGAAGCCGGGCGCCACGGCGGCCGGCCAGAATGAAATGGAAAACGGGTGCTACTACCTGATGCCGGGCGGCATGGCGGCGAGATTCGCGCGGGGCAAGGCCCCAGCGCGGAACAACAGAAAGCGACTGCGCGCGACGCAGCATGGTCATACCCCCGGTCGGACCGCCATGGGTCCGTTCAACAAAGCGCGGACACCCCGCGCGTCCTTCAATGACCGCCAGACGCCCTCACGAAAGCCCAGTCGACCTTGTCGTTCAACTCTTCGCAGGTGACCGAACCATTGGTGATGCGCTCGATCACCGGACAATGTTCAGCGGCCACAGGCCGCTTTCCGGAAAGCCACTGATAAACGAGTCCTTGAGACACCCCGAGCTGCTTTGCAAATGCAGCTTGGCTGGTCTTCGTCGTACTGAGGTAGTCGGCGAGGTTCATGGGTAGTTGGCGGATTTCACACCCCAAATACTAGCGCGGCTCTTATAAATGTCAATAGCTATGCTCGTTGCTAAAGAAAATAGCATTGCTACACTCGCGCGCATGTCGCGACCTAGCAAAACCCTCGAACCCTGGCAACTCGAAGACGCAGAACGTCTGAAGGCGCTCTATGAAGCGCGCAAAGGCAAGATGAGTCAGGAGGAGTTTGGCAACCGATTCGAGATCGGCAGCCAGGGCATGGTTTGGCAGTACCTGAACGCTCGACGAGCCTTGAACATCAAGGCGGCAAGCGGATTTGCTCGCGGTCTGGGCGTGTCGGTGGACGCCTTCAGCCCAAGGCTTGCGGAAGAAATACGGCTGGCGTCCAGCCAGATCGCCCAGCCACTTCCCGTCGTGCAGCCCGGCTCGGAACTCGGAAAGACGCCGTCCGACCGGATACAGTTGGTCATGGCAGAGCAGCACGTTGACGTGGTCGGGCTGGCGGAGCTGCTTGGCGTCGAAACGGCCGTCGTCCGCTCGTGGCTTGAACCTGGCGCACCCAAGCCGGGCCTGCACCACGTCGTGAAATTGCAAGAGGCATACGGCTACAGCCCGAAGTGGCTCATGAACGGCCAGGGTGATCCCAAGCTCGGCAGCGCGATAGAGCCCGAACTGGACGAGCCCACCCTTCCATTCGACACCTTCCCAATTCCCCAGGACGCGTTCCGCAAGATTCCGGTAAGAGGCATGGCGCAGTTAGGAGACAACGGCCACTTCGTGGACGTCGAATATCCAGTTGGCCACGGCGATGGCTACGTGTTCTTTCCCACGAAGGACCCAGACGCCTACGCGCTGCGCTGCAATGGCGAGTCCATGCGGCCACGGGTAAAGCACAACGAATTCGTTGTCGTTGAACCCAACACGCAGATTCAAAACGGCGACGAGGTGCTGGTGAAGGCTCTGGACGGACGGGTTATGGTGAAGGAACTAGCCTATGTCCGCGACGGTACCGTGCACCTGTCCTCGGTGAACGAGCGCCACGGCATGCTTCGGATACCGCAAGACCAGATCGAGCGCATGCACTTCGTGTGCGGCATCGTGAAGCGCTCCGCGTGGCGTCCCGATTGAAATAGCTGAGACACAAGACGGAAACCGCCTGCTGGGCGGTTTTTTTTCGCCCGCAGCTATCGAAATAGCACAGCTATTAGAATAAACAATGACAATATAATAGCGCAGCTCTTGATTGCATCTAAGAGCACGGCTATTATTTCTCCACGCCGCTGACGTTCGCAGCGGTTCGCTGGAGACAGACGATGCCAAATGCCATTCCCCTTGCTGCCGCGTACCAGCATGCGCACGACGCGCAGCAGCGCGCCGCCGGCGGCCAGGTGGTTTCCATCCGCACTCTGGTGCGCGAGACGGTGACCCGGATCCACGGCCGCGACCATTTCGAGTTCCGCGGCACCACCGAGGATTCGGTCTACGAGGCCGCGCTCGACCGCAAGAACTCCCTCGACATCTACCGCTCACCGGCCATCGCCTACCGCTACTGGGAAGGCGACGAGTACGTGGTGATGGTCCGTTGCTTCGGCCTGGACTGAGGGCGCGCCATGCAGACACGCATCTACCTCATCACCCATTCCGATGGCTGCTGGCTCAAGGCCGAATACACCGTTGACCATGTCGAGGCCACTCGGCTGGCCCGCGCGGACTATGGCGATGACGTGACCGTCCAACCGGTGTCCGATACAGACGCCGCGGCTATCAAGCTGGCTCGCATGAAGACCGCCATGGGCCTCGGTCCGTGGGAGGCCTGCGGCAACCTGATCCGCACACAGCGCGAGGCCGACGGCAGCGGTGGCTTCCTGATCGCAGAGGTGCCTGTGAACACCGGCGAAACCTCCGTGAAGGCGACGGCCATGGCTGCCGCACCTGAGATGTATGCGGCCCTCTTTGCGATCGTCTGGGAACTGACGGAAGTTCCGTCTTCGCGCGACAGCTACTTGCCGCCACCGCTGGTCCAGAAGGCCAAGACCGCGATGGCCAAGGCCATGGGAGAGCAATCGTGAACCGCGACTTCTTCCTGACCGCACTGCTGATCTGCACGGCCCCGCCGCTGGTGGTGCTGGTCGCAACCCTCGTCACCCGGGGATGGCAATGAAGCGCCGTCCGACCACCCGCCGCGCGATCGTCGAGCTGCTGGCCCTCTGGGTCGGCACCACCCTCGCCATGGCGGCCGTGTTTGCCGTCTACCACCTGGCCAGCGCCGAGCCGAGCCAGCCTGCATCCACCACGTCCCGGAGCGCCACGTGAATCCCGAAATCACCTGGGAGGCCTGGCTGCGCGCGCAACGCGCCGCTGGCTTCCGCCCCACCGGCCGCTGGCTCGCCAGCGGTGAACCTGAACTGATCCGCATCCACTGAGGCCACGCCCATGAACATCGTCACCATCCGTGCCAGTTCGCTGGCCGAACTCTTCGACTGCCCGGCGCGCTGGGAAGCGAAGCACATCCTGGGCATGCGCATGCCCTCGGGTGCGGCCGCGCATCTGGGCACCGCCGTCCACGCCAGCACCGGGCTGTTCGACCAGGCCACGCTCGACGGCGCGCCCATCACCGCCGACGACGCCGCCGGCGCGCTCGTCGACACGATCCGCGACAAGAACGCCGAGGTCGACTGGGACGAGACCAATCCGGCGGATGCCGAACGCATCGGCCTGGCGCTGCACGCTCGCTACTGCGTCGACATCGCCCCGCGCCAGCACTACATCGGCGTCGAGATTGCCTGCGATCGTCTGGAGATCCCCGAACTGGGCCTTGCGCTGACTGGCACCACGGACCGCGTGCGCACCACGACTGATGGCGCAGGCATCAGCGACTTGAAGACCGGCGGGCGGGCTGTGGGCGCCGATGGCGTCGCCGTCACCGCCGGGCACGGCCCGCAGCTGGGCGTTTATGAGCTGCTGGCCGAACACGCCTTGGGCATCCCCATCAGCGCGCCGGCGCAGATCGTCGGCCTGAACACCGGCAAGACGGCAGCAGCGCAGCGCGTTGGCGTGGGCGAGATCGCCTCCCCGCGCGCGGCGCTGCTGGGCACCGAAGAACAGCCGGGCCTGCTGCAGCACGCTTCCCGCCTCATCCATTCCGGCGCCTTCTACGGCAACGGCAAGTCGGTCCTGTGCTCGCCGAAGTACTGCCCGCGCCACGTCACCTGCCCCTACAAGTCCTGACCACAAATTTCGAAATTTCGAAACTTCGAGAGATAACCGCTATGTCCGCAACCGCCACCCTTGAACAAATGCGCGCGCCCGCCGTGCGCGAAGCCGCCCCTGCACCCGTCGTCACGATGGGCTTCGGCAGCCTGCAGTCCTTCGAACTGATGCAGCGCGCCGCCAACCTGCTCGCATCGTCCACCCTCGTGCCGGCGGCGTACCGCAAGGTGATCGAGAAGCTGGACAAGTACGGCAACGTGAAGGAATCGCGCGAGAACCCCAACGCGCTGGCCAACGCCGTCGTCGCGCTGAACATGGCGCAGCGCATGGGCGCAGATCCCCTGATGGTGATGCAGAACCTGTACATCGTCGAAGGCCGGCCGTCCTGGTCGTCGCAGTGGATCATCGCCGCGATCAACGGCAGCGGCCGATTCTCGCCGCTGCGCTTCGATATCAAGGTGCTGGGTAAGAAGAATGTCGAGCGCACCGAAGCGGTCTGGGAAGGCGGCAACCGCACCAGTGTCACGAAGAAGGTCGACATCCTCGACAAGGTCTGCATCGCCTGGGCCATCGAGAAGGAAACCGGCGAGCGCCTGGAATCGCCGGCCGTGTCGATCGAGATGGCCGTGAAGGAAGGCTGGTACACGAAGAACGGCAGCAAGTGGCAGACCATGGACGAGGTCATGTTGCGGTACCGTACGGCCAGCTTCTTCGGCAAGCTCTACGCCCCCGAGCTGCTGATGGGCCTGCAGACCGTCGAGGAAGCGCAGGACATCATCGACCTGAACCCGGACGGCTCGTACTCGGTGGCCAGCGCCTCGGTCAACGAACTGCGCGGCGCAGCACGTACTGCTGCGGCCCAGCCCGCCGAGGTGGTCGAGCGTCCGGAGGAAGCCGCCGAGCAGCAGCCGACGGGCGACACGCAGCCGGCCGCCGATGCAGACAACGACGTTGGCCGGCAAGCCGACCTGATTCCGGACGACGAAGATCACCAGCAGCAAGACGACCGTGCCCCGCTCAGCTTCAAAGACGTGAATCGCGAGCTGCTGCAGGCGCAGACCGTCGAAGACCTGGACTTCGCTCGCAGCCAGATCAAGCAAGTGGTAGGCGAAGCGGAACAGGCCACGCTGCACCAAGTCGCCTCGCGCCGCATGCGCGAACTGACGGCGCCGGCAGAGGACGCCGCGCCGGCCCAGCAGACCGCCCGCCGCCAGCGCGCCCCCATCAACGCCGACTAATACACCCGTGAGAGAGGACTGCCCGCGCGGACGGCTGTAGCGCGGGAGGAAGAACAGCGCCGCGCCGCCGAATGCTGAGGCGCGGCCCGAATGCAGACACGCACACTAGGACACCGAAATGAGCCAATCGCCCGAATTCAAAGCCACGATGAACATGACCGCCAACACTCTCGGCAAGGACCTGCTGTCCGCCCTGGTGCTGGAAATGAAGATGCTGCCCGACACGTGGGTCAAGCTGTCGCAGAAGAAGCAGGACGACATCATCGACCGGCTGCGCAAGCGCGTCGATGCCTCGGTAAGGATGGCAGTCCACCTCATCTCTGCAAACGGCCGGACAGTCCTTCAGGGCGATCTCGACAAGGTGACGATCCACAACGGCACGCAGGCCACGGTCAAGTTCGGCAAGGCCGCGCCGGGGTTGCTGGAACTGGCGGCGGCGCAGGGCCAGGCCGTGCTGCTCGTGGTCAGCGGCGACCCGGAGACCTTCACCGGCGGGATGGACGAGGTCCGCGGCGAATCGGACCAGCGCGGCCTCAACCTCGGCGGCGAGTACACCGACGACGATGGCAAAGGCATGCCGGGCGCCGACGCGCAGGCGGATGACGGCGTTGTCGACGTCGATGCCAAGACCGTCGCTATCGAGCACCAGCCACTGCAGGAAGAGCTGGATGCGTCCTACGAGGAAGGCTACAAGGCCGCGTCGGACGGCAAGCCGGAGAGCGACTGCCCGATTGTGGCCGGCCCCCTGTGCATCGAATGGGTGAAGGGCTGGAAGGATTGGCACGACGAGCACCCCGAAGAGGATCCGATCTACGCCGATGTCGAGGCATTCGTCATCGCGAAACAGCGCGTCTCCATCACCCAGATCCAGCGCCACTTCACGATCGGCTACAACCGCGCCGCGCGTCTGGTCGAGCGCCTGGAAGCCAAGGGCGTCATCAGCGCGGCTGACGCGGACGGCCAGCGCAAGGTCCTGAAGAGCACCGAAGACCAGGAAGGGTAAGCAGCCATGAAGATCACCGCCATCCACGCCCGCAACTTCCTCGGCCTTCGGGCAGCCGACATCATCCCCGCCACGCCGGTGTCGCTGATCTGCGGCCCGAACGGCGCAGGCAAGTCCAGCCTGCAGGAAGCCGTGCGCATGGCCCTGACCGGCGAGAGCGTACGCGTGGGCCTGAAGAAGGAATACGGCCAGCTGCTACACGATGGCACCGAGTCGGGTTCGATCGTGGTGTCAGCCGGCCCCCAAGCGAACAGCATCGCCCTGCCCTCGGGCAAGCTGACCGCCGGGCTGCAGGCTGACCCGCGCCTGCCGTATGTGCTGGATGCCCAGCGCTTCGCCCGCCTGGAGGTCAAAGAGCGCCGCGCGTTCCTGTTCGACCTGATGGGACTCAAGCTCGGTACCGACCTGGTGCGCGAGCGTCTGGTGGCGCGCGGCTGCCACCCCAAGAAGATCGAGGCGGTGCTGCCACTGGTGCGCGCCGGCTTCGACGCCGCGGCGAAGGAAGCCCAGACCAAGGCCACGGCGGCCAAGGGCGCATGGCGCGCCATCACTGGCGAGACCTATGGGTCAGTGAAGGCCGGGGACTGGAAGGCTTCGGTGCCGGCGGGCGCGCCCGCCCCCGAAGACGTGAACGCAACGATCTCGGAGCTGCAGGCCGACATCGCCGAGGCGTCGACCGAAGCCGGCGACATGCAGCGCCAGCTGGGCGAGATGGACGCCGCCGCGCGCCAGCGCGCCGCCCGCGACACGAAGATCTGCGAGCTGGCCGACAAGGCGGCCGGCCTGGCCAAGGCCCAGGAATCCGTCGACCGCGCGCAAGCCGAGCGCGATGCCTTCCTGCCCAAGGTCGAAGCCATGCGTGCGGCGGCCGGCGGCAAGGTGGCCGGCATGCCGTGCACCTGCCCCGAATGCGGCGTGCTGCTGCAATACCTCGCCGGCCAGCTGGCCCTGCGCGAGCAGACGAAGGCCGACCCGGAAGCGGCCGGCCGCCTGCCCGAATACGAACGAAGCCTGACCGTGCTGGAAAACGCGCTGAAGAGCCGAACCGCCGAGCGCGATGCCGCGAAGGCCGCGGCCACGCAGCTCGACCTGCTGCGTAAGGACGCCGCGGCCGATGCCGGCGACGAGGATGCAGAGCTGCGGAAGACCGTCGAGGCTCAACTGGCCAACCTGCAGGCAGCCATCGCCGCGACCGGCAAAGAGCTGGAAGACGTGCGCGCATGCCATCGCGCCGCCGCGCAGGCGGCAGAGCAGACCACGCAGGCCGCGCAGCACCACGCCGACGTCGTGGCATGGGAAGCCCTCGCCGAGGCACTGGGCCCGAGCGGCATCCCCGCCGAGCTGCTGGCCGAGGCGCTGGGCCCGATCAACGAGCGCCTGGCGGCCATGGCCAACCTGTCGGAATGGGCACGCATCGGGATCGAGGCGGACATGTCCATCACCGCCGACGGCGGTCGGCCGTACGCCCTGCTGTCCGAGTCCGAGAAGTGGCGCGCCGACGCGGTGATCGCCGAGGCCATCACGCATCTGACGGGCCTGCGCCTGCTGGTGCTGGACCGTGCTGACGTCCTGATCGGCGCCGAGCGCGACCGGCTGTTCTGGTGGCTCGACGACCTGGCCGCAGACGGCGCGATCGACACCGCGCTGGTGTTCATGAGCCTGAAGGCACCCCCGGCCGCCCTGCCGGACGCCATCACGCCGTTCTGGATCGAAGACCACGAGGTCGGAACGGTACGGGAGGCAGCATGAACACCCAACCGCAACGCCGGATCATCCGGCTGCCCGAAGTCTGCGAGCGCGTGGGCCTGGGCAAGACGGCCATCTACGGCCGCATCAAGGACCACACGTTCCCCTCGCCGATCAAGCTCGGCCGCGCCAGCGGCTGGGTCGAGGAAGAGGTGCAGCAGTGGGTCGACGAGCAGATCGAAGCCTCGCGCGGGAAGCACTGATGTCCACCACCGTCGCACTGGGCATTACCGTCGTCGCAGCCATCGCCTACATCGCCGCGAGCGTGTGGGCGGCACGCCGCCAAGCCAGGTGGATGGCTGAGATGGAAGAAGAATTCAAGAACGGGAAGAGATGATGACCATGAACCTTGATGCGCTCGAGCGGGCTGCCGTGGCCGGCACGATGAAATGGCGTGACGCCCATGCGCTCGTCTCTTTGGCACGCCAGTTGCTGCGACTGCGCACCGTCGCGCGCGACTTTTATAACTCCACCGTCGCCAATCCCGAGCTGCGCCTGTCCGCAAGCAACAAGAAGGTTCGCGACGAAGCTTTGCGTGCGGGAGAACGCCTGCGTGAGAGCCTCGAAGCTACAGCGCCGGGCATCCCGACTTCGAAGTGTGCGACGTGCAACGACCACGGGATGGTCGGCGGCCCGAGCTACTACTCGCCAGACGAGGGAGGCGTACCGTGCCCGGTTTGCGCCGCCCTCACGCCATTGCAGACCGCCGCCACGCGTGACGTGCTGGCCGAGCGTCAGCGCCAAATCAGCGCCGAAGGCTGGACGCCGGAGCACGACGACGAGCACATACCGGGCACGCTTTCGCAGGCAGCCGGATGCTATGTCGAATGGAATGCTTGGGAAGCCGAATATCAGCGCGACGGTGCTATCCCAGTCAACTGGCCGTGGGCTGCCGAGTGGTGGAAGCCGAAGGACGAGCGTCGCAATCTGGTCCGGGCCGGCGCCCTGATCCTCGCCGAGATCGAGCGGCTTGATCGTGCGGCGAATAAATCCGTAATCGCCGCAAATTCTGCGGTGAATAGCAGGGAGGCCGGCCAATGATCCGCCGCGAATATCGTACCTTCGGCTTCTGCTGCGGCCTCGGCGGAGGCGCCAAGGGCTTCAAGAAGGCCGCCTCGCAGGTTGGCAACATGGTCGCCACCTGGCGCTGCATCGGCGGCATCGATGTCGACCCGGCCGCCGCGCGCGACTTCGAGACGCTGGTGGGCGTGCCGTGCACGGTCATGGATCTGTTCACCCGCGAGCAGTACACCGCATTCCATGGCGCCGAGCCGCCCGCCGGCTGGCGCGAGGCCACGCCGAACGACATCGTGCGCGCCGCCAGCCACGAGCGGCCCCACTGCGTGTTCATTTCCAGCCCGTGCAAGGGCGCATCCGGCCTGCTGTCGGAGACCCTGAGCCGCACGCCGAAGTATCAGGCGCTGAACGAGCTGACGCTGCGCTGCGTCTGGCTGATGTGCGAGGCGTGGAAGGATGACCCGGTCGAGCTGATCGTCTTCGAGAACGTGCCGCGTCTGGCCACGCGCGGCCGGCACCTGCTCGACCAGATTGCCCAGATCCTGCGGCACTACGGCTACGCGGTGAACGAGACGACGCACGACTGCGGCGAGCTGGGCGGGCTGGCCCAGAGCCGCAAACGCTTCCTCCTGGTGGCGCGGCACATGGAAAAGGTGCCGGCCTTCCTGTACGAGCCCGAGCTGCGGCGCCTGCAGGGCGTCGGCACCGTGCTCGGCAGGATGCCCCACCCGGGCGATCCCGCCGGCGGGCCGATGCACCGTGTCCCGTCGCTCCAGTGGAAGACGTGGGTGCGGCTGGCGTTCGTGGAGGCCGGCAGCGACTGGCGCAGCCTGAACAAGCTGGCCGTCGAGAATGGTCACCTGCGCGACTACCTGATCATCCCCGAGCGGCGCAACGGATATCTGGGCGCGCTGGACTGGGAAGAGCATGTCGGCGCCGTCGCCGGCGAGTCGCTTCCCAGCAATGGCGCGTTCTCCGTGGCGGATCCGCGTCACGCGGTCGGCGCGGCGCAGTACCAGCAGTATGGGGTTCTCCGCTGGGGCGAAGCGTCAGGCGCCATCACGGCCGGAACGAATCCCGGCCAAGGCACCTTCAGCGTGGCCGACCCGCGCCACGCCGGCCCGGCCAAGCACAACAACGAATTCCGCATCGTTCCATGGGACCAGGCCGCCGGCGCCGTTACGAGTGCCCACGGCACCGGCCAGTGCGTACAGGATCCACGGCGCGCCGGCCCGACCTTCGGCAAGTATGCCGTGACGCCCTTCGACGCGCCGACGGGGACGGTGATCAGCGGCAGCACGACCGGCCAGGGAGCATTCGCCGTTGCGGACCCGCGCACCAGCATGCGGCGCGAGCGCGGCGACGCCTACCTGACCGGCGGCCACTATGGCGTGGTCGCGTGGGACCAGTCGAGCGGCGCCGTGTCAGCAGCTGCCGGCCACGACAACGGCCGGTGGTCGGTGGCGGATCCGCGCATGCCGGCGCCGAATGACAAGCTGGTGGCGATCATCCGCGCCCTGGACGGCACGTGGCACCGCCCGTTCACCACGCTCGAGCTGGCCGCGCTGCAGTCCCTGATCGAGCCGGAGGAATACCTGGAGCTGGACGGGCTGAGTGATCAGGCCTGGCGCGAGCGCATCGGCAACGCCGTGCCGCCGGACGCTGCGCGCGCGATTGCGGAGGTGATGGGCACCACGCTGCTTCTGGCCGAGACCGGCGAGACGTTCTCGCTGTCGGCTACCCCCGTGTGGGTGCAGCCCGTGGCAGTAGCACTGTCGGTGGCACAGCCAACGGAGGCAGCGTGAACCTAACCTTTCATCGCAGTCGGAGTAATACCGGCCGCACGAATAATCGCGCCCATCATCTGTTGACTTGGCATGGCTATACCAAGGACCAGGCGACGCAAAAAATCGTCATCAATGCCTGTCTCCGTTGCCATCTCAGCAACACCGTACTCCAAAGCGATCTTGCCGAAGACGAAGCTGATCAAGTGTTCGTCGCCAGTTCCGAACGCAACGGCTACGTACGCGCCCCAGCGGTCTTCCCGCGTAGGCAGCTCGTCAGCCGCCTGGATCGCCTTGCTGACACGCGGCTCGTCAAGAATCTTTGGAAGGATGGCAGAAAGGTTGTTCATGGCTGGGGTCTCCGGTGTAACCACCTTATATCGGCGGCTTGGGCGGGTTTTGTAGAGGTGGCCCTATGATCGACCATTGCTACCAAGGCGACTGCCGGGCCGTCATGCGCGACCTGATCGCGGCCGGCGTGCGCGTGCAGTGCATCGTCACCAGCCCGCCGTACTGGGGCCTGCGTGACTACGGCCACCCGGGCCAGCTTGGGCAAGAGCCGACGCTGGGCAAGTTCCTGACCAACATGGTCGAGGTGTTCGATCTGTGCCGCGAGCTGCTGGCGGATGACGGCACGCTGTGGCTGAACATGGGCGACAGCTATGCCAGCAGCGGCGGCCCCACGGGTCCAATGACAGGCGCTCAGTTCATCAACCGTCAGCGAGGGAAGGCGGCGATCTGCTTGCAAAATCGCCAAGCCGGGAGGGAAGCCGGGCTGAAGCCGAAAGATCTTGTTGGTCAGCCGTGGCGCCTAGCCTTCGCATTGCAGGATGCGGGCTACTACCTGCGCCAGGACATCGTGTGGCACAAGCCCAACCCGATGCCGGAAAGCGTGCGTGATCGCTGCACGAAGGCGCACGAGTACTTGTTCCTGCTGACGAAGAACGAGAAGTACTTCTACGACTTCGCCGCCATGCAGGAGCCAGTCAGCGGCGGCGCGCACGCGCGGGGATCCGGCGTCAACCCGAAAGCAGTCGTGCCGGCCGGTTGGGACACGTCGGCCGGCGGCCACCGTGCGCTGACCGGGCGCTACGCTGGTACCGGTGTCGGCTTCGGCCGCGGCTACGACAAGGTGGTGAAGCCGCGCGCGAAGCAGAATGCCTCATTCAGCGCAGCCGTGAAGGACCTGGTGGACACCCGCAATCGCCGCAGCGTGTGGACTATTCCAACTCAGTCCTTCGACGGCGCGCATTTCGCCACCTTTCCCGAGGCGCTGGTCGAGCCGTGCATCCTCGCCGGCAGCCGGCCCGGCGACATCGTCTTCGACCCTTTCATGGGCTCCGGCACGGTGGCCAGCGTCGCCCAGCGGCTCGGCCGCCGGTGGCTCGGTGCCGAACTGAATCCCGACTACATCGCGCTCCAGGCGGCACGGACGCGGCAGCATGGGCTGATGCTGGAGACTTCGCCATGAACTCAGTTCTCTACCTCATGCCACCCAGCGAAGCTATCGTTCTTATCGTTCTCGTATGTCCATTTCGTCCCGCACGTCGAGCAGGTGAAAGACGTCTTGATGATGGCGGCTTGCCCGAATGGACGGATCTTCTCACTGCCGGTTTCAACAAGGGCATCGTGACCCCGCTCCCCCCGCCGGTCGGGGACGATCGAAAAACACGCATAGCACTTTGCCATGGCCGTCTCCTAAAAACTGAAGCGATCCTAGCATGACCAAAGAACGCCCCATCCTCTTCTCCGGCGCCATGGTGCGCGCCATCCTGGACGGCCGGAAGACGCAGACGCGGCGGGTGATGAGCGAGCGTCACCGCTACCACTTCATCGAAGCCAGCGGCGATCTGGCGCTCTGCCCCTACGGCCAACCTGGTGATCGCCTGTGGGTGCGCGAGGCTATCCGGTTGGTGCCCGATCAGGAGCCCGACGATGGCACCGGTCGCGTGCTCTCTGTCTACAACGCAGACGGCGCGCTCACCATGGCCGATGCGTGGCCGTGGAAGCGCAGCTACCTGCCGCCCATGCACTGCCCGCGCGGCCTGTCGCGCATCGACCTCGAAGTCACCGGCGCGCGGGTCGAGCGGCTGAACGATTGCAGCGACGCGGACGCAGTCGCCGAGGGCATCGCCCCGGAACTGGACGGCTGGACGGACTACAGCAATCCGAGTTGCCAGATGTGCCAGAACCCAGTGGACTCCTACCGCACGCTGTGGGACAGCATCAACGGCGCCGGCGCGTGGGAGGCGAACCCGTGGGTGTGGGTGGTGGAGTTCAGGAGGGCTGCGCCGTGACCTCAGCCCAACTCCAGCAGTACGTCGATCGCCAGCTGGCCATAGTGGATAGCCGCCTGCTCAGCAGCCTCACGGGTGAAGTAGTCGCTGAGGTCGTTCCCGGGGCTGTAATCCAAGTCGGTGTCATGCTCGGCGGTGTACCGAATTGCGACGACATAGCCCCATTTCCGACCCGGCGGCGGCTCCGTGCGCCCCAGTTCCCCAATTTCAAAGGCAATGGCATGGACGTACATGCCGCGATACGGCTCAGCGATCCGACGCAGCTTTTCGCTCATAGCCATTCCCCATTTGTTCTAGGAATCCTAACATGAGCAAGAATAGCAAAATCGAGTGGACCGACCACACCTTCAACCCGTGGGAAGGTTGCCAGAAGGTCGGCCCGGGCTGCGACCACTGCTACGCCGAGACGCGTAACGCGCGCTTCGGCGGTGGCGTGGCCGTGAACTGGGGCCCGGGAGCGCCGCGCCGGCGGACGAGCGACGCGAACTGGCGGAAGCCGCTGGCCTGGAATGCCCGGCATGCCGAGTTCTTCGCCGAGCACGGCCGGCGGCAGCGGGTGTTCTGCGCCTCGCTGGCGGACGTCTTTGACAACGCAGTCAGCGCGCAATGGCGCTTTGACCTGCTCCGTCTGATCGCCGACACGCCGAACTTGGACTGGCTGCTGCTGACAAAGCGGATCGGCAATGCGGCAGAGATGCTTGAGCAGGCGATGCGGGCGCTCACGCACGGCCGCGAGGGCTGGCGGGAAAACTACCTGCCGAATGTCTGGATCGGCGCCACGATCGTCAACCAGGCCGAGGCCGGCCGCGACATCCCAAAGCTCCTGGCCACGCCGGCGGCGGTGCGCTTCCTGAGCATGGAGCCGCTGCTCGGGCCGGTGGATCTGTCGGCCGTCACGTTCACGGCCAGCCCCGGCTACTTCGGCGATGCGCTGGGCTGGCACCACCAGCCCCATTGCAGCCGTGATCAACGGTATCCGGCCATCGATTGGGTGATTGTCGGCGGCGAGAGCGGATCGGGCGCGCGGCCGATGCACCCGCAGTGGGCCCGGAGTCTGCGCGACCAGTGCGCGGCGGCCGGCGTGCCGTTCCTATTCAAGCAGCACGGAGAATGGGCACCTGGATCTGGAGACTTCGGCGCCGGCCGGCACGAAACCTCGGCGGTCGCTCGAGACGGCCGCGTGGTGGCTGGCGGATACGAAGCCAAGGCCTACCCGGCTGGCGCGAGCAGCGCCGACGGCTGGGCCATGGTTCAGCGCGCGGGCAAGAAGGCCACCGGCCGCCTGCTCGACGGCCAGCAGCACGATGGATTCCCGGAGGTCACCCCCTGAAGAACTTGACGGGTTAAAGGCCGTCCGGGATTGGCCGGGCCAAGCCACCGACGCCGAACCACTCCCGCACGACAGAGATCTGCGTATCGCCCAGCATCCGGAAATGAGTAACGGCCTCCATTACGGTTGCCTTCCAGGATGCGTAGCCCACCTTCTGAAACTTCTCACGCCAGAGGTGCTCGACCGCATGCTCCAGCGCGCGGAGCTCTGCGAACGCTAGCTCGGCACGCTGCAGGATTCCGCTATCGAAAGCCACTCTCAGGTTGGCAATGTCATCGATTACCTTGTACGCCACTTCAGCCCTTCGCTTCACCTCATCAGCAAACCATTTGACGTAACCGGGATCTTCGGGCTCGCCATCGATTGCACGCTGAATGTCAAATACTCGATTCGCCTCGCTCATTTCTTGTCTCCAGGGATTAATCTTAGCTTACCCACATGATCCGCCCACGCCTGCATCATCTGCCGCCGCTCGGTTAAGTACTGTGCATGGTTGTACGCCGCGCGAACTTTGTTGCGCTCGACGTGCGCGAGCTGGCGCTCGATGACGTCCGGTCGGAACCCCATCTCGTTCAGCGCCGTTGAGGCCAGGCCACGGAAACCGTGCCCGGTCATGCGCGAGTGGTACCCCATGCGGTACAGCGCATACAGCATCGTGTTGTTGCTGATGTGCCCAGTCTTGCCGCGCGGGCTGTAGAAAAGGTAGGTCCGGTGGCCGGTAATCTCGCGCAGCTCCCGCAGCACGGCGAGCGCCTGCGTGGACAGCGGCACCACGTGCGGGTCGCGCATCTTCATGCGCTCAGCCGGAATCAGCCATTCGGCCTTCTTCTCGTCAATCTCGTCCCACTGAGCCTGGATCATTTCCGTGGTGCGCACGAACGTCAACGTCATGAGCTGCAGCGCCAGGCGCGTCACCTTGTCGCCTTCGTAGCCATCGATGTCGCGTAGCAGCTTCGGCAGTTCGGACAGCGGCACGCGCGCCTGGTGCTGGACAGGCGCCTGCTTCAGCACGACCTCGCTGTCAATGTCGGTGGCCGGGTTGCGATCGCACAGGCCATAGACGATGCCGTACTGGAACACCGCCCGCATGCGCTGCAGGATGCGCTTTGTGGTGTCGCGCACGCCGCGGGCCTCGATGACCTTCAGCAGGTCGAGGATGGCCGGTGCGCGGATCTCGGAGATGGGCGAGCTGCCCAGCACGGGAAAGACGTCGTTCACGAGCGAGGCCAAGACCTTGCCGGCGTAGACGTCGTTCCAGCTTTCCTTCTGGGTAGCATGCCAGTCACGGGCCACCGCCTCGAAGGAGTTGCCGGCGGCGATCTTTGCCGCGCGCCGCTGGTCCTGTTTGACCGCGCCCGGATCCTTCCCGTCGGCGACATGCGACCTGGCCGTATCGCGCTGCGCGCGCGCCTGGGCCAGCGTCACGCCGGGGTAGGTGCCGAAGCCGAGTCGATTCTCGGCGCCCGACGGCCGGACGTATTTGAAGCGCCAGAGCTTTCGCCCATCGGTCATGACCTCCAAATAGAGGCCACCACCGTCGAATAGCTTATAGGCACGCTCGCGCGGCTTGGCGTTGCGGATCTTGGTGTCGGTGAGAGGTTCGACCGTACGGGGCAT